GGAAGTATTCAATGAAGTTTATAAGGACCAAGTTAAGAAGGAAGCAAAAGACTACAACGATGACGACACTGTAGATAATGACTTTGAGCAGAATGAGTTAGATTATATGTAAGGAGAGAATTGAAATGGCCAGTAAGACAATAGAAACTGTTAATAGAAATACTACCCACATTAATGATGATGGATACGGGTACGAGAACACTAGCATAACGAATAGTGAGTCAGTGTATCTGGATGACGGTACCTATGTAAGATATGATGAATCATTGTATATTGAACAGCCCATAAATATAAGTGCGGAAGTTTGTAAGTCCAATGAGTTTGAGAAGCTTGTGAGTGGTTGGGCTAACATAGCAAAGAACGCCGATGGCTCATTACCATTAGATTGGGATGGCGATGTAGTAACTGCTGAGGTATTAGAGAAGGCAGCTATTGATTTTATGCTAGAGTACCGTGAGAGCGGTGAAATGCATAAAGGAAAGTCAAAAGGGACTGTAGTAGAGTCCATTGTATTTACTAAACAGAAAATGAAAGCCATGGGGATACCTGAGGGAACTATCCCAGAAGGATGGTTCATAACGGTTAAGATACACGATGATGATGTGTTCAAAAAGGTTATAGATGGCGAGTATAAAATGTTCTCAATCCAAGGTAAGGCAAAGAGATTAAAAGTTTAAATCAAAGTGTAATAACACGCTGTCGGACAGCGTATAATATAATCAAGGGGGTGTTAATGGTGCCGAACCTTCTTATGGACCTAGTGGTTGATAGAGTTGATTTAGTTGATGAGGGGGCGAATTCAGCAGCCTTCATAAAACTATATAAAAGAAAGGAGATGGAAACAGATATGGATTTTAATGAAATTATTTCAAAACTTAAGCCTGAGCATGCTGAAATAATTCAAGCTGAAATAGCTAAGGCTAGAGCAGAAGTACCGGAAGAAGTTGCTACAGAGCTTTCCGACACTAGAGAGAAGTTAGAGATAACTGAGACTGAGCTTACGAAAATGAAAGAAGAAGTAAAGAAGTCTAAAGAACCTGCGCAAGAGGAGAACTTTGAAGAAGTTCTTAAGAGTTTAGACCCAGCGGTTCAAAAGGTATTCAAGTCCTTGCAAGCTCAAAAGGAAGCTGCTGAGCAAGTAGCTAAGCAATTAAAAGAGCAGAAAGAAGAAGAGGAAGCTATTGCAAAGGCTAAAGCTCTTAAAGCACTTCCAGTTGAAGAAGATAAACTGGTACAAGTGGTTAAAGGTGTTTCAGATGATGTGTATGAAATACTTAAATCAGCCGCTAAAGTATTAGAAGAAAGCGATATATTTGAAGAGGTTGGTAAAGGTAAAGGTGATGCTGGCACTGTCGATGCATGGTCAAGGATAGAAAAGAAAGCTGGGGAAATTGCCAAACGTGATGGTATAACTGTAGAGAAAGCTATTGGCGTAGTTATCAATGAGAACCCTGAGTTATACAAAGAATATTTGAATGGAGGTGCTAAGTAATGGCCGCGTATGAAATTCCAAACTTAAGGTTTAGTTTGCCAGCAGGTGAAGATATCGCAAGACGGCGCTTTATTTCCGTGAATTCTTCAGGTGAAGGCGTTATTGCCACTGCGGCTGGTTCGGCTATTGGTGTGTCTATGAATCAAGCTGCGTATGATGAGGTTCTAGAAATTGCGGATGGAATAGTTATGGTTGAAGCTGGCGGAGCTATTACCGCGGGGGCTGGTATTGAGGTTGGTGCTAACGGTAAAGCTGTTACTAATACTGGTGGTATTGGTATTGGCATTGCTTTAACTAGTGCTGCTAGCGCAGGCAACATTGTTGCAGTTAAAATGCTTAATACTTCTGTAACTAACGGCGTTGATGCTCCGCTCGTTCAAACTTTTGTCTACACTGCAGCTGATTTAGAGGCTGGTGCAGATTTGGCTGATACTCCTATAGGATATGTAGCAGCTGATGGTGAAATTATTAATGTAGCCATAATTTCTACCGGCTCTGCAGTTGGTATTGACGCAGATAATACTTCTGCATTTGTACTTAAAGTTGGAACTACAAGCAAAGCAACTGCAACATTTGATGATGCGAATGCATTCCCTGCCGCAGGTGTTGCTGAAGCTGGAACACTAGCTGAGGATGCTACTGTAGCAGCTGGAGATGTGCTATTACTAAACGTTACAAACGGCGCTAATGCTAACTTGCCAGTATTCATGGTGCAAGTAGTGATAGCATTAGACTAATAAGAAAGGAGTGTTGACAAATGCCTAAAATGCAAGATGCTCATATTGATAGAGCTTTAACTAATATATCCGTTGCATACATGCAAGATGAGAGTGCATTTATAGCGGATAAGGTGTTCCCAAGAATACCTGTAAAGAAACAATCAGATGTATATTTTGTATACAATAAAGGAGATTTCTTCAGAGATGAGGCTAGAGTAAGAGCAGGGGCTTCTGAATCCGTTGGTGGAGACTACGGGGTTGAAGCGGCGGACCCATACTACTGCAGAGTTCATGCATTCCACAAGGACGTAACAGAGCAAGACAGAGCAAACTATGACCAGCCGCTAGATGCTGACAGGGACGCTACAGACTTTGTTACTCAGAAAATGTTAATCAGAAGAGAGATGGAATGGGCTAGAAAGTTCTTCAAACCAAGTGTTTGGACTACTGAGATTACAGGAGTAGATGCTAACCCAGCTAATAACCAAGCACTTAAGTTTAGCGACCCGGGGTCCGATCCAATCAAGGTTATTACTAACCAATCCATAGAAATGGCTTCTAAGACAGGTTTTAGGCCTAATACATTAGTTCTTTCCCCAAGAGCATTCTACGCCCTAAAGAATCATGAAGACATTTTAGACAGAATTAAGTACACTCAAAAGGGTATTGTAACTAATGACTTATTAGCTACATTATTCGAGGTAGACAACGTGTATACTGCATGGGCAGTAGTTAATACAGCGGCTCAAGGTGAAACAGATAACATCGACTTCATAATGGGCGACCACGCTTTATTATGTTATGTTAACCCAAGACCTGCTATTAAGCAACCATCAGCTGGGTATATATTTACTTGGACCGGATTAATGGGAGCGAGTGCTTATGGTAGCAGAATTGTAAGATTACCGATGGATAGCTTAGGATTAGGAACTGAAAGAATCGAGGGAGAAATTGCATTCGATGCTAAAGTTATAGCACAAGATTTGGGAGTATTCTTTAAGGACATCGCATGATGATGTATATAGTTAAAAAGCCCTTTAAGTCGATGGGCAAGTTTTATGGCATAGGGTCTATAATTGAAGACCCTACCGCTATAAAACGATTTAAGTCCAAAGTCAATGAGGGCAAAGTGATTGTAGTTTCTGATGATAATTTACAAACTGTAGCAGCCTATATTAAGGCGAGGTCGAATGTAGATATTCTCCCAAAGTTTGCTAAGACTGTACCTATAGACGATAAGATACTTGATAAATCAAAACTTGATAAATCAAAACTTGATGAACCAAAACTTGATGAACCAAAACTTGATGAACCAAAACATGTAGCAAAAGCCAAAGTAGTAATTAAGAAGAAGTAGGTGATAGAATGACTTGGAGCTATTCAGGCGACCCTGCTACAAGTGAGTTAGATAAGTATAGGTTTATCATAGGCGATACTGATGAAAATGATAAACTACTACTGGATGCTGAAATAAATTATATCCTAGATACTTTCGATGACCATAACCTTAGGTTATATAATCTATATCAAAGAATATCGGATAAGTTTGCAAGGGATATAAAGAGGTCGCTAGGCCCGCAATCAGAGGACCCTACTTCTAGGCAACAGTACTATGCTGAGAAGGCTGCGTACTACAAGCAATTATGTAGTATCTCCGGTATATCAGTTCCTAAATACAGCTACAAAAAGGTATTTAGGAAGGGGATGCACAACAATGTTTAAGTCATTAAAGAAATGGCTAACGGTTCCGGTTGATATAAAACCGTTTATTAAACGGGATGGTACTGGTAAACCTACCTTTGGAGCCACTGTTTCAACTAAATGCTATCCGCAAGGTAAAGTTACTCTGGTAAGAGATGTGCATGGTAACGATATTGTGTCAAATCTACAGCTATACATTGAAGGTGATACCGTTATTAAGGTCACTGATGCGGTGGTGTTCAACGGTAGTGAGTACAATATTAAAGCACTAGGACCGTATTATGATGGTAACACAGGTAAAGTAGATATGGTGGTGGTGTATTTATAATGCGGGTTACTATGGATGTAAATTTCAATAGGTTTCATAAGAAGTGTGAAGCAGCTATAAGTAAAGTAGCAAAGTCTACTTACGCTGCTACTAAGGAAGCTTGCGAAGATATAATGGAGGAGAGCCTTAGGCAAGTACCTAGAGATACTGAGACACTTGCTGGTAGTGCCTTCTATGATATACAGAAGGCACAAGATTACGGCTTCGAAGCTACTCTAGGATATGGAGGTACTGCAATAAATCCAAAAACAGGAACGCCTGTTATGGACTATGCAGTAGTAGTTCATGAGGACCTTGAAGCTATCCACCTTGTGGGTAAGGCAAAGTTCCTTGAGGACCCTATTAGAGACTATGCAGCAGAAAAGTTCCCTAGAACTATAATAAAGCATGTAGGTCCTGCACTAGAGAGTGAGAACAATGAATGATTTACTTCTTGACTTAATAAACCATCTTGCTTCTAAAGGTATTGTGGAAGGTGATGGAATCGATTCATTTAGGGATTTCACGCCAGAGGAACCTGATAGCGTATTCGTAATACATGAATACTCAGGAGCTCCTACACCTCTACATGATACGTTTACTCATAGGTCTCTACAGTTGACCTTTAGAGATAAGGAAGCTAGCGTAGCTAAAGCAAAGTGCAAGCAGATATTTGATGAGTTAAGCCCTGTAGATAGCTATAAGGTGTTAAGTAATGGTAGGTGGTGCCAAATATATCCTAGGCAAACACCTTTTAAGATTAAAGTTGATAAAGCAGGTAGGACTACCTACGGGTTTAATATCGGTATAACTACTGAAAGAGATTAAGGAGGAATGATATAATGGCAACTAGAATAGGCTGCGATAACCTTGTTTATGCTATAATGACGGCAGACGATGGTATATCCGACCCGTCATATGGAGAGGTAAAGTCAGCGCCTGGTGTTATGAGTTTGAATATAAACCCTAACGCATCTCAGGAAACTATTTTCTATGATGATGGGCCAGGAGAGTCAGCTACAACTCTAGGTAATATAGAAGTAGAGATACAAAAGAATGAGCTTACTACAGAACAGAAAGCAGACTTATTGGGACACACAATAGATAGCAAGGGCGCTATTGTATATGGTGCTAACGATGCACCACCATGGGTAGCCATAGGCTATAGGACACTTAAGTCCAATGGTAAATATAGGTACGTATGGTTGTACAAAGGAAAGTTCTTAGAGCCAGAAGACAATAGTGAGACAAAAGGTGACAGTATCAACTTCCAAGCCGAGACTATTGTAGGCCAATTTGTTAAGATTGAGAAGAAGTATGAAATAGGAGCTAAGGAAATACAACCTTGGAAGTATGAGATAGATGAAGAGTATGAGGATGCTGATGAGTCTTTAATGGCTACATGGTTTAAGAGTGTTCAACTACCTTCTACAACTGTATAATCTTAATAATGGAGGAGGAATAATGGCTAATATTAAAAAACTAAGAAGAGAACCTATAGTAATAGATATTGGCGATGGTGTTGAAAGAACGCTTAGATATACTCTAAACTCTTTTGCATTAATTGAAGAGAAGTATGGAACTATTGATAAGGCTATGGAAGCATTGCAGTCCGGCAGTGTAGCAGCTGTCAGGTTTGCATTATGGGCGGGTCTTATACATGAGGATGAAAACCTGTCTGAGCATTATGTGGGTAACCAAATAGATTTATCAGACTTAGAAGACCTAGCAGAAAAAATGAATAAAGCAATGATGGGGGATTTGCCACAGGATGATGAGGTGGTTAGCCCAAACTAATAAGAAGTCCCGGGAATAAACAAGGCCAATCCGCTCAGCAAACAACAAAAGATGATGGTTGGGATTGGCCTTTTATGTTATTCCTCGGGACTGTAGAACTAAGAATGACTGAGGAACAGTTTTGGAATACAACACCAAGGAAATTTAGAGCATTAATAGATGCCGCTATAGCATATAAGCAAATGCTGTATGGTTCTAGCGACAATAAGGCTAAGCTGCAGTTTGGATATATTGATCAAATTACCGGATGGTAGGAGGTGTAGCTAATGGGATTTTTCGCTAATTTAACAGCTAAGCTTGGAATTGATACATCACAGTTTAATAAAGGTTTAAGAGCTGCATCTGCTGCCGTAACTAGGTTTTCCAAACAGACAGCAAAGGACTTTAGGTCTACTTCTAAAAGCGCTGCAAGCGCTAGTGATAGTTTTAGGATACTCGGAAGAGCATCTGATAAAGGTTATAAAAGCGTAAGGAGAATTACGCAGGGAATTATAGTCTCTCAAGCATTCTATAGAACTATTCACGCTATACAAGATGCTATTGAAGCGCTGTACAATTTCTCTCAAGCTGTGGAAGAAAATAGGATAGCTTTTGCAGGACTTATAAGAGATGCCGATAAAGCTAAAAGATTAAATGAAACCCTTCAAGACTTGGCTGCTGATACACCTTACACATACGAGCAGGCAGTTGATAATGCCAGAATGCTTTTGGCGTATGAGTTTCCTCTTCAGAGCATGGAAAGGATAATGAGAGATATAGCGGACGCTACTGCAGCATCAGGTAAAATAGAATCATATAAAAATATAGCTGCAGCGTTAGGACAAATACAAGGTAAGGGTAGGCTTACTGCTAGGGAGTTAATAAGATTTGCTACTGCAGGTATACCAGTATATCAGATACTAAGAGAAGAAATAGGATTGACGCATGAGCAGATTGTTAACCTTGGTAAACTTCGTATTCCTGCTGATGTAGCTATTCCAGCTATTCTTAGGGGAATGGAAAAAAGATATGCTGGAGCAGCAGCGGCGATGCAGAGAACTACAAAAGGTTTAACTAATGCTATTAGAGAAAACATTCTGATAATAAGCCAAAATGTTTTTGACCCTCTATACCAGAACTTAAGGGTTAACATGGAAAAGCTCTCTAATAGATTAGAAGCAATGAGGGAAGATGTTAGAAAGGGCGGTTTCGGGTACATGTTAGCAAACATGTTCCCACCGGAAATCGTTCAAAAAATACAATTATTTGCAGCTAATATACAGATGTTTATACAGAACATAGCGGTTCTGTATAAAGCGCTAGCTCCAGTTGGACGCGCTTTCACTGAACTATTTATAAACACGCTTAATGCAATTATGCCGTTTATTAATATGTTTACGCGAGTACTTGCTATATTAATGCAAATGTTAACAAGTAGCAGCACTGCAGTTAGAATATTCGTTTCAGCGCTTGGCGGCTTGTTTATAATAAATGCTGTAATAAAACCAATACTTGGTTTCACAAAAGCTTTGAAATCGCTGCTAATAGTTAAGCTAGTAGCGCAAGGTATTATTTACTTAGGTAAAGCAATAGGGTATCTAACAACGGCGTTAGCTACTAATCCACTCGCAGCTTTTGTCGGGCTAGCAGTTGGCGGATTGCTTGCAATGATGCTGGTTAGTAAAAAGTTCGGAAGCGCTGTGGATGGCTTAATGGGTAAAGTATCAGGGGCATTTGGTGTAGACCCATCTAAGATATTCGTACCTAAGATGGAAGAAAACACGAAGATTGCCGATGAGTTCAATAAAGAACTTGAGCTATCTAGTGAAGGGCTTGAGAAAATGGGGAATAAGGCTAAAGAAGCCGGTAAGAAAGCTAAGCAGGCTTTGATGACATTTGATGAAGTATTTGTACTTCCTGACCCAGATGCGGGCGCCGAGGGTTTAGATGATATATTGGACATCTCTGATATTATAGAAGCACCTACTATACCGCCATTTGATTATAGTGAGATGTTCCCTGACGTTGGCGCTTCGATAACTGAATGGACCCAAGGTATTGCTGACTCTACTCGCGATAAGCTTACCAAAGCAATAGCTGGTGCAGGTATAGGAGCAGCCATAGGTGGTGTAATAGGTGGTATATTTGGAGGACTGCCTGGGGCGGTTCTGGGCGCTAAGATAGGTGCGGCTGCTGGCGCAATAGCAGGATTATTCTGGGAGAAACTAATAGAGTTCTTTAAATCACCTACTGGCATTGGTGCAAGTATAGGGGCAATAATAGGTGGAATAATTGGTGGGCCAATAGGTGCTGTTGTAGGTGCCATACTCGGAGGTGTCGCGGGTGGTATAGTTGGTCGCTTCTGGGAAGATTTAAAGAAAGCGTTTGAAAATAGTACTGTTAGAGGGGCGACGCTCGGTGCTGCTATAGGTGCATTAATAGGGTTTACCATTGGTGGACCATTAGGAGCAGGTATAGGTGCTGTTATAGGCGGTGGTCTAGGTGCTGTAGTTGGCCGCTTCTGGGATGATTTAGAGGCAGCATTTAAAAGTAGTACTGTCAGAGGGGCTACACTCGGAGCTACACTAGGTACATTAATAGGGTATGCCATTGGTGGACCTTTAGGAGCAGCTATAGGTGCAGTTATAGGTGCTGGCCTAGGCGCTGTAGTTAGTCGCTTCTGGGGAGATTTAGAAAACGCTTTTACTACAAATAACTCGCATGAGCGGATAGCTGAAAAAGTAGCTACATCTTTTTCTAATATATTTGAGAAGGCTGAAAGTAGTATTAGAGTTAAAGTAAATGACATCCTTGATTTATATACAGAACTAGGAGAAAGAAGCTACGAGAAGCTCTATGGATTTTATCTTACTAACGCTAAACTAATTGAAGAAAGTTGGTCAGATTTAAAAGAGATAACTAGAGAGGCACAACAGGAGTTTTTAGACCTATTAGATACGCATAAACAAAAAGAATTAGAACTTATAGTTAAAGCTCATCAAGCAGGAATTATAACTGAGCAATCGAATGCAGATGAATTAACACAAGTAATAATAAATAAATACGATGAAAGAGCAGAAGCTACTGAGACAGCTTTTGAAAAAATAAATTCAATAATAGAAACATCATACAATGACCATAAAACCTTAACGTCAGAAGCTTTGGAAGAAATACGTGGTATTTATGTTCAACTCAATGAAGACATTATAGGCGAAGCTATAGAACACAACGCAAAATGGTTGGGTATTGAAGCAGTAGCCTATAGGAATCTTGCTGAATTAGATAATGTAGAGCTTGATGCAAGACTTAAAAGAGTTCAAAGTATGTTTGAAGAAGAGAAGATTGAATTAGAAAAGAACAATCAAGAGAAGCTTGAGTTAGTCAATGCTTTATATGCTGCACAACTTATAAGTGCAGATGAATATAAAAATCAAATACAAAATATATGGGATGAATATGAAGAAGCATATTCTGCATTAGAAAAAAGAGAGGCGGAAATAACAGAAGACATCTTAAGCCATAAAAAATCAATTTTGGATAAGACAATAGAATGGGTCGAAAATACCAAAAAGGAGTATGAGGATTGGAAGAATAGTGTCAGTGAAAGCTTTAGTACTTGGAAA